ACCCATTGAGGCATTTTCTGTTGCGCCCAATCTTTTACAGGAGTTCTGTTATAACCATCAACAATAACAACAGTCCCATCAGCTTCTCTTGCAAGTTGATCTCTGTTTATTCTTGATAAGACATATTGTGGATCATGTACAACATCAGCTAATGCACTGACAGCAGGGGCTTCCACTTCAAGCTCTCTTTGTCTCTGCTCAAGTTCCTGTATTCTTTTGTTTTTGGCTTCTTCAGCTTCTCGATACTGGGTTGCAAGTTTTTCTCTTGCCTCCTCATATTTACCCTGTGCCTCAAGTTCTTCCTGTTCTTTTTTTTGCTTATAAGCAATCAAGGCATTTACATCAACATCTGGTGGGATAGCCTTCCCTGCTTCTTTTGCTTTTATATTCTGATCTAATAATTTTGCATTATTAGCTTTTAACTTTTGTAACTCTTCCTGTAAAGCTGCATATTGTTCAGGAGAAGGGTTTGGCTTGATTGGCTCTTCTGACATAAAAAATCGTAATATTTATTTATAATATTATCGCGAAAATTACCATTTGACCTTATGTGACCAAAATAATGGTGAAAATATCGTTGGATTTGGGTTTTGGGCATTATGTCTTGCATAATAATTTGCTCTTCTCTGCTTTTCTGCTTTTGTTCTTGGATTCTTGCCAGCACCTTTGACTCCCTGCTGTCCAAACCTGATTAATTTAACCTCATCACCCTTTTTTGCAAGCACAACATGAGATTTTGTTGGATGACCTGGAGTTGGTTTTGCTTTGTTAACTTCTGTTAAGCCATATTTTTTCAGCTTACGTTCTATCTTTTCTTTTTTACTTAGTGTCATTTTCCTTTTCTCCTCATCGCCATATTATGTGCTTCAGTAAAACTCATTCCTTCTCTCATCTTACGTTTCATATAATCCATATGCGCCTTTGTATGGCCATGAGTCTTTTGATGTTTTACAAGGGTGTTTTTCTGTCTGGTGGTTAGCTTCATCTTTTCTTTTGATATTTTGAATAAATCTTAGCGTCTGCTGTTCTTGCTCCACCTTTGCCTGTCATATAACTATTTACTCTGCCCATTGCCCATGCTGCCATTGGCACATTACGAGAACCAGCAGAAAGATACGCACCCTGACCTTTGCGATAAACTTCTGCAAGTTCACCATAAAAAAAACGAGTGCCTTCTGCCTTTTTCTTAAGGCTAGCTTTTACGCTTTCGCTTAGTGGTTTTCTTCTTCTTGCCTGAGACATTTTGTTCTGTGCGTGATTTAGATACAGCTTTTATATCAATAAACTCTCCTTTTCTGTAGGCTTCGGCAGTTCTCTTGATCTCAGCAGCTTTCGCTAACTTGTTCATAGCTCCAGACAGATATTTTTTTGGAACACCTGTCTTTTTGTCTTTTGGAACTCGCCTAAATTTTCTAGTCACTTTTTAGCTTTTTTCTTAGTTGCTGGTTTTGTTTCTTTTTCAGCCTTTGGCTTTGACTCATCATAAGTCTGGACTTTGAATGTATATCCCATTATTTTTTACCTCCCTTCTTTTTCTTCTTCTTTCCTTTTGGTTTCATTGATCCATAGTGTGAAGGCATGACAATAAAAGTAGCTGTTTCTATATTACTTCCTTTTACGTTTCTTAGCTGTTTTCTTTTTGCCTGCTGTAGATAATGCAATGGCCTGTGCCTGCTTCAACGTCTTACCTTCTCTCATCAGCAAACGGATGTTGCTTGAGATAACAGATTCAGATTTTCCTTTTTTTAGTGGCATATCTATAGTTTATATTCTTTTTTGATTTGGTCTAATGTTTTTTCTGTTCCATCATTTCTTATTATCTGCCTCAATGCCTTTTGACCAGAACTTCCTTTTTTGCCAGCTAATGTTTTAAAAAATCTCACTCTTTGTTCATTGCCAAGAGTTTTTATCTGTAGTTCTCGATTTTGATTTAATAACCAATCACCATATGCCTGCCCTTGTGGAACTCTACCTGTCATACTTGGTCTTGTATCAAGTGCAGTTTCAGGTGGCTTTTCAAGACCAGGATATTTTTCTTGCAATCCATCAAAGTCAACAACAGGAACGGTAGTTGATCTACAGTTGAAATGTTGTGGAGGTGTCGGCCCTTCATTATATTCAAACTGTTCACCATCAAGTCTTTGACAGATTGGTGTGGTTTTTGAATCCAATGTTGCAACATATTCATATTTAGGAGCAACTTTGCTATTGGCAGCATATACAGCCTGACTTGCTTGGTTTTGCACTTGATTTACAGAAGTTCTGATAATAGTTTGTATTTGATAATTAGCAAGTTTTGTAACTTCACCGCCTGCTGCTGCAATTTGTTTTACAGTTCCTGGTTGGCCAAAATCAAGACCTCCAACTAATTTTCTTGCAATCTGTTGTGATGTCTCTCCACTAAATACACCTGATCTGATCGCCAATGCAAGTTTTTCTTGTGAACTGGCAGCAATACCTCTAAATGCTTTTTCTACAGTTTGACCATTTGGCAAAGTTACAGCAGCACCTTGTCTTGCAGTGAGTTCAAACTTACCAGCACCAAACTTTACAAAATCATCTTCTGTAAATTGTTTACTTGTAAAAATATTTGTCTGGGTTGGATCGACACTGATAAATGAATCTGCATATTTTGGACTTACAGCAACGCTATTAATCGGCACATCTCCAGATGCTGTTACCTTTTTCAGTTCATTAACAATAAAATCTCTTTGTAAAAGAGTTATTCCTTGTAATTCTTTCTTGAAATCTCTTGCAGTAGCACCAGACCATGTATTTAGACTATCTTTTGCCTGTTTTATGATCGCCCTTAGTCTTTTTCTTGTCTCAGGTGCAATAATTACAGCTTCACCAGCCCTTCTCTGTCTAAAATCTATTTCTCTCAATCTTTTTGCTGCATTTAATATAACCTCGTTGTAAGTAACAGCATATTTTTTTGCGACAGCATTGCTGAAACGGTTGAGATCAATAGTCTCTCTGAAAAATACCTCTGGAATTGACATTAATTAAGCTGCGTCAGGTTCTGTTGGGGCTTCCATTTCGATCAGCCCACCAGCTTGTGTTGCCTCAACTTCTTCCTCAACATCAAAATCATCACCAAGAATCTCACCACTGCTTAACTGTGTCAATAATGTTTCCTGGCTGATAGTACCAGCAGTAAATAATGCCAACAATGATTGTATCTCCTGTGGTTCTAGTCTTGCAGTTACAAAATCTCTATTAACAAAACTGCTGCCAGCATTTGGTTCGTTCAGATATTCACTATGAAACTTGAGGCAGTTATCAATCAGATCTTGCATCTGTTGGGCAATGACCATCATTGTGCTGTCATTTTGTGATCTATCAATCCTCTTGGCCTCGGCTGACTCACCAACTAACTTTTGACCAAGTACCGCAGCTAATGACAATGTATTGATCTGATCTGCAATATCTTTTAATCTTGTAAACTGACTATCATAACTGTCACCCGATGGGCTGACATATTCCATCCTTGATTCAGGTGGTAATGATAATGCTTCATTTGGCCCTGTTGTTATCTCATCTGCATTTGGATAACCAAAGACGGCAAGCAAAGGAACAGAACTGATATGCAGAATATTATCCAAGTCACTCTGTATCTGATAATGCTTGAGATTAAGTTCTGCTATATCATACAAAGGGCTTCGGCTTTCGTAATATCCAACTCGGTTTGAATATGCAACAGCAAAAGGAATCTTGTCTTTTATGCTCATCTCTCCCTCATCATGTAATTTATATTCACCCTTATTGTTTTTTCTATGGATTTCATACCGCCCAGGCTCTAATACCCTGATCTGTTTTACAATCTTCTCTCCATATTTACCATCATTTTCGACTACCTGTTCCATCAATCGCAACTGCGTTAACTTTCTTACACCATCAACAATCTCTGTCCTCCAGCCAAGAATATCTTTTGGCGCATAAGTAACCCAATATGGCCTAGCCTTCTCTCCATCTTTCGGTGCATCAACAAGAACACCGACATGACCAAACGAAATGGCAACTCTAGCTGTTTGATATAACCAGACATTAAGATCATTACCCTCAAGATCTACATCAAATAACTGCTCTCTAACTAGATCAGATACATCATCAAGCCTGATAGGTTTTCTGACCAACATACCGCTTAACATTTTCTCGATACGCTGCAAATATGGCACTACTGTTGACCTTGCCAACCTTGTATCATAAGCATCATCAGTTTCTCTTGGTTCTTGGTTTAGATATTTTCTATGCTCACTACGGATTTTATATGTTCCCTCTTTCAAATCTTCAACCAAACCCCAGAAATTAGCCATCCTCTGGTAAGCAGCATTAGGACTTGCAACCGTTGTAGGAGCTAGTGTTACAGGCTGATTGTAAATATTTAGAGAGCTATACACGGTTTTTCCTCATGGTACCATTACTTTTAATATATTCTAATCCCTGTTCGCTTGCCTGCCCTACCATAAAGCAAATTAAATTCACGATAAATTAAATACCCAAGAGCATCATTCATATGGTCATATCCGTTCTGTTTGTCTGGATCTCCTGTCTTTTCATCGTAGCTCTGCAATTCAAGGCACTCAATCAGACGAGTGCAACTGGCATGAATCGCCAAACGTCTTTCCCCTTTGCCGTTCTGTAGTAACGCATTGACGGTTGCAACTCGATCTTTGATAAAGGGGTTGCTCTTGAGAGCCATTGAACCGAAGCCGTAACCTTGGAGTATGGCGAGATCTGTCTTTGATGCGTTAATCGTTGAACGTGCTGAACCACTAGCGTCAGGGTAAACTAATATTCTGTTTGAAGGATAACGTCTTAGTAACTCCTGTGCCAACGCATCTGTATCTTTTTGTTTGGATATTTCATCAATTATCACCAGCTTGTCACCATCTCTCACACCAATGACGCAGTTGCAGTTCATTACATTGAAATCGATACCGCAAAGTAAAGTCTCCATCTTGATATCAAACGGTATTTTGCTAATGACATGATGCTCCCTGAAGAACCTATTATAGACCTGTCCGCTTGTGAGGTTGACCCATTGTCCTAGCAGATAAGCCTTTATCAACTGCGGTGGATAGTTTTCCTCAAGAGATTGAATAAAGTTGTCGGGAAGGTAAGGGTTATCTTTTGTCTTTGCCTGGATCAATCCTGTATCTGATTTTTTATTTTTTTCAAAAGTTTCAAATGCCCAGCCATGACCTTCGGGAGTTGTTGTTGCGTAAAACTGTTGAACATTACCTGATCTAAGTCTTGCTAGTGCCATATTCATTGCGCTCTCTGCCTCTCTTTTTGGGATAGTGTCTGCCTCATCAAATCCCACTGCGCATAAGTTTTGCCCTCGTAATCGCTGATATGTAAGCATTGTTCTCAGCAAGATCGTATGTGTTCCCTCTGCAAACTCTAAAGTATATTCCGCTAACGGAGAAGCTCTGAAGCTGAAAGGTATTTGCCATTGATCTAACAGTTCATTCATCGTTCTTTGCAAAATATCTCTGAGCATTGGCGCAGTCGGTTCAAAGATTGCTGATACATGACCAACATTGAGTGCTGCCAATATGCAAGATTTTGAAATTAATGCGTGAGTTTTACCAGCACCAAAACCACAAACAAGTGCTAATTTTCTATGATCCATGTCCTGACAGAACTCTGCTTGATGCGGAAGTAAATCTTGTGATATACGTTCTATCGCCTGCTCTGCTGTCGGTAAATCATAAGCACCAATTTGATATAAAACTTTTCCAGGTTGAACTGTATCTAAAATGCTCACGAAATAATCTGTGCAAGTTTAGCTGCTGTATTTATTGCACCAAGAGCAATATGTAAATGTCCTTTTTCTCTTGCTTCCATCTGAAGCGTTGCAGCCTGCGCTAAAAGATTCGCCACCATTTCAGGTCTTTCCATATCCCAATCAGCTTTCATTTCGGCTCTGACGATCTCTAAATACTTATCTACAGATTTATAACCAACCCCCCATTTTTTAGAGGCATATTCTATGCAGTCGGATCTGCGACCACCTTTGGCAATAATCTTGCCAAGTTCTCGTGACCTGATCAATGTTTCTATTT